GCAGAGCATGGCGCGGGGCGGAATTTTGCTGGAGTACGGCGCACTTAGCTCTGAACCGACACCATTCCCACTGTTTACCGTGCTGGGCAAAAGCCTGACTTTGAAGGGCTATCTCTACGCAGAGATTGTGGCCGACCCTGAAGCCCTAGAGAGAGCAAAGGCTTTTATTCTGCAAGGGTTGGAGTCCGGTGCGTTGCGCCCGATCATCGCAAAGACATTCACACTTAGCGACATCCAGGATGCCCATCGTTTCCTTGAAGCCAATCAGCAGATCGGCAAGATCGTGGTAACTGTCTGACCAGCAATTATGGGGCTGAGAGCGTAATCCTTCGGCCCCGATTCAAGCCAGCCCTGATGACCGCTTTTGGCCGATAGCTGCCGATACACACCTTGCCCTGCTCCCTCCCCCCACGTTAAAGTCCGCCCTGTCACGGTCAATCCCGTGACCGGGTGTAGGAACCCGTTTTGTCCGGGCGCGGTAGCGCCATAATCGAGAGCAGGCGCTTTTTTTGTGCCTGCTGTTTTCTCGTGCATTTATGGCGGGCCGTGTGAGGCAGGCCTCGGCCTGGCCGGTTCCCTCGGACGCCGGTTTCCTACCCTTGCACGGTCCGCCACCCACGCCCGTAGGAAGGTTGGATGGCGGCTCCTTAAATCGTCCGAGGAGCATAAGGAAAATGCACTATCCCCCTTTTACCCAAGGGCTCCGCCCTGGGCTGCTGGCTGTTGTCGTGTCGACTTCCGTTCTGGAGGTACCGCATGGCCAGGTCTGAATCCGTCGTTATCCCCTTCCCTACACCACGCAATCCCTTGCATAGCCACGTGGCCGACGAGTGTCCGCACCAGGCGGCTGCCGAGTATCGGGCGGCGTTGCTGGCCAAGCTGTTGCGGCGGGTGCCGGAGCCGGAGTTGGCAAGCACCACCAATGCGTTGCTGAGCGAGTTGGTCGTGCTCTATCGCCGAGCCATCGCCCAGGCAGCCGGGAGGGCCGAGCATGATTGAGCTGCAACGGCACCTCACCCACCTGCCCGCCCATGACGAGCAACCAGCAGCGGACTTCGGCTGGAGCGAAGATTGCCAGGCCAGCTTCGGCCACGGCGTGCAGACCGCGCAGGCCTGGCTGGACGACGCCAACAGCGGCTGGCTCTGGGCCAACCTGTTACTGGAGCGCCAGCTGTACCCGCCGGGTGCGCAGCGCCATGCCTTCGAGCTGGGCTTTCTCAGCCGCATCCACCAGCGTTTGTGTTCACCCTTGGGTGGCGAGCACGGGGCCAGGCGCACCGAGTTCAGGCTATAGGCAATCGGCGTGGCGCTGTGCGGCAGCTTGCGGGTTGCTCGCACAGGCGCCAGCCACACTAAGGCTCACGCAAAGTAATATTTCCTTACATTCTCAGCAAGCCCGCATATCTCGCTGCCCCGGGGCCATTCGCGCAATATTTTGCGCACTTTCATCCTGCTAAGGTCGCGTGCGAAATCTGGCTGGAGCGAGTCGTATTCGGGCTTCTTGATATAACCCGCCAGCTCCTCTGGCCATCGTCTTCGAAGCGACTTCGCGCTCATGCAAGGATCTGCAGAATGAGTGGAAAACCAGCAGCACGAGTTACCGATCCGACTGCCTGCCCACTGCCAGGCCATGGCACCAACCCCATCGTTTCTGGCTCCCCAGACGTCCTATTCGATGGTTTGCCAGCGGCCCGCCAAGGCGACCCCACTGCTTGCGGCTCAGCGCTGGTGGGCAACCTTGTTGCCAATGTGTTTATCGACGGATTGCCCGTCGCAACACTAGGCAGCACAGGGAGTCACGGGAATGTGGTAGTCGGTGGGTCGGGAACAGTAATCATCGGCAATACACATGCGGCTGCCGCCTTTACGACTCCGCTTGCTGTGCCCATGGCTCCAAAGATTTGCTTGCCCTGCTTACTTCTCGCTGCCAGTCGCAACCAAACATTCGTACCGCTGGAATCAATCGGAGTCCGGGGATGAGTATGACCAACGGCTTTCGCAGTATCGAAGACGAACTGCGGATACGCCTCTCGGACAAGCCAGGGCTTAAGCTTTTCGCGCTTGTAGACGGGGCTCGCTACTTGACTTTGGGTAAACGGTTAGATCAAGCCTCTGATAGATGGCAGTGGCTGTTGGACGGCACGGAGTTAGATGCGATCAAGCAAGGTGGACCAGCTCTTGTTCAGCTGGAAGAGCGTAGCGATTTGCAGAACTGGCTCGTAGACCGAGACCGCAAAGAACCCCTGGTGTCATGGCTACTGAGCACCAAGAGCTTCGAGGTTCTGTCCCAGCATCTTGGCTCGCTTCTGTTCACTCGGCTAACCGACGGTAGAAAGTCACTCTTCCGTTATTACAATCCCGTTGTTCGGCGGGCACTTGATAGCGTCCTGAACAAGGAGCAGCGCCAACAAATGATGCGACCTATCGAGCATTGGCTGGTATGGCAGCCGCTGGAGTCCCGCTACCTCCCTCTGGATGAAGATACTCAAGGGGGGCAGCATGCTTGAACTGTCGAGCGAGCAGATAGCAAAGCTTGACTCAGTACGCCGCGACGAAGTCATCGAGAAGTTGCTCCTGGAGGTGCGGGCACAGGATCCGAATTGGTTTGCTCAGCACGGCCTCACGGGAGGCACGAGCTACCTGGCCAGATATCGACGGTACGCCGAGGAGTTCGGACTAACCGATCCTCAGTCGACAGAGGACTTCATGCGCTACGGGCTCATGTTCCCAGACTTTCACAGAGATGATGCGTTCGTGTCTTGGATGACACGCCCGGTCGATGACTCGCCTGAGCAACGTTTCAAGGACTATCAGAGCGTGATGAGGTTCGTCTGGAAGCTTAAGAACGCCACATGGAACTGACAAGGAGTCGGATATGGGTGGTTTGATCACCGCTGCAGGAACCGCGCTGGGTAGTCCCGGCGCAACCATGGGGCTTCGCGCGACACCTCGGTTCGGGCCGGGTATGCCTCTGGCCCGCCCACCGGCTCCCCGCCTTCCAATGCCTACAGCTCGGCCATCCCCTCGCCCTGTGCCAGAGACACTTCCCCAGTCGGGAGCTCGGCCCATTCCACGCCCCATTCCACAGCCTCAGGTACTGCCGCAAACGCGTACTGCTGACAAGGCGGACGAGCGCACACGCACCTGCGATGCAGAACGAGACGACGAATGCATTGATTGTCCTCCCACAGAGGGCGCCATGGCTGTAGCCAACAACGGCAAAGGCCACTCCATGTCGGCTCTGTCTTCGCGATACCAGGCCTGGGTAACCGGATTTCCTCCGCCTTACGAATGGCGATGGAACGAAACCTGGTGGGATGGATTCGAAGAACCGCGTTGTACCCTACTGGAGGCCAAGGCCAACTACGCCTTCATGTTTGTACCTTTGCTGGGTGTTCCAAAGCCCTGGGCACCGGTCAAATCAGTCCTTGTAGACCCGGCGCGCCGCCACTCGGCCAAGGCGAGGCCTACACCCCCCGTCAGAGTCGAATGGCACTTTCTCCAGCGCATCGTCTACGAGCACTGCTCCAGTCAATATCGCCGCTTGGGTCTGACCAATCTGACCGCCTTCTGGAATCCTATGCCGAACACCCCTGAGCACGACGAATACCAAGAACACCGTGAGCGTGAACAACGCGAATTCGACGAGTACTACCGGGATAATCCCGATCTGATTGCCTAAGGAGCCAGCATGGCAAGTTCTTTCCGGTCCTTTGTATTCAAGATGCGCTTCAACAAACACGCGATCGCCACGGTCTCCCATGAGGAGCAGTTGGAACGCATACGCTATTACCTGAGTACCTTGGGCCAATTACATCCACTTCTTGGTAAATGGTATCTACAAGGCGCCTCAGTTCAGGACGCATTGAGCAATGACGTCCTGAGCGCTCCTCAAGCATTGTCCACGGCTGCAGCCGCAAGTTTCGACGCCGAGTATCCGTCATGGCTGTCGCTATCCGTGTGGAATGGACAGGAAGATCCGCTGCAAGGGGGTCTGGCTTTCAGTTACGACGCACACGACATGGAGTCCATATCCAGCATGGATTTCGAAGATGCCGGTGCTCTGGTTTCAGCAATCGAGAACCCACGTCCGGTGTTGGTGGAAATGCTGCGACAAGCGGTATCCATCTGGCCCGAAATCGATTGGGGGGTGATCGCCCCCGGCAGGTACTACCTAGATGGCCAGACCTTCAACGAACGGCAAACCATCGGCTGGATCGGTTTTTGCCCGCACTCGCTAAAGGCCAGCGACTTTCCGGATGCGGATGAACTGATTGACATACCGGGCCGCGGCACAGTTTTGGTGAGCTGCGCCCAGGTTATGGATGAACGCAATAGAGAGCACTTCCGAATTGTCGGTACGCTGGACACGAAGCTCGTCGAACTCGGCTATCTGCCCCTGTTCAACAATTGACCCCGTTGCAAAGCCTGACGAATACGCCAGGCGCAGCGAGCTCAGACTGTAGCTACCTTGCATGGCGCTGTGCGGCAGCTTGCCTACTGCTCGCACACGCGCCAGCCGTCGCCTAGTCTATGCATGGGTGCTGAATCAGCCCGATCAGGCCCCCTGCACACCCTGCTCAGCACCGGATACGACTCTACTCAGTAGCGCCGCGTGCTCATCAGCTCTTCCAGCCCCCGGGTAGTGACACGAAACGGGATCGACATATGGTCCTCGCCCGCCTCTAGCTGGAAATCACTGCGCAGACCGTACTGCGAGAGGGATTCCAGACGCAGCTGCAGTGAGCGCACATCCTGAATTTCCTGCGGCATTTCACGGTCGCCCACCCACATGCTCAGGCTGCGGTGGGTCAGATCCAGTTCTCCTGCACGCGCTCGTTTGGTGAATGCCCGCTCATGCTCCAGCAGGTAGCGGTCACGCCACCACAGGCTGGGACTGATGGCGACCACATGCTGGAACAGCTGCGGCCGGGTAAACAACGCGTAGATGCCGAACATGCCACCGAAGGAATGGCCGACGAGGCTGACCTGGTCCTGATCGACCTTGAAGCGCTGGTTGACCCGAGGCATGAGGCGCTGCTCGATGAAATCGAGAAACAGGTCCTGGCCACCCTGCGGTGGATCATTGCGCTCGGGCAGTTGCGGCGGCGACAGGTCGAACGCGCGACGCTCGAAATCCAGCGGCGTGCTGCTGGGGTAGCCGATGGCGACGATAACCGCCTTGCGCCATTGCTTTTGTGCCCGCTTGGCGGCATGGAATGCCGGAAAGTAGGCATTGCCGTCGAGCAGATAGACCACCGGGTAACCGCCGGTGTAAGGCACATCGCCCTCCGGCAGGCTGACCATGATGCGGTAGTCACGGCCCTCGGCACTCTTCATCAACCATTGTTCACTACCGTCCAGATTGACCTGGTCGGCCTGGGCAGAGGCAAGGCCACCCAGCAGCAGCGCCGTCACGGCGCCGCGCAGCCAGCTCAGCGCACTCACCAGCTGTAACTCAGGCTGGTGATCACGCTGCGCGCCTCGCCACGATAGCAATAGCCGTCCTGACAGTTGACGTATTGCTTGTCGGTCAGGTTGCGGGCATTGACGGCTAGACGCACACCGTCCAGATCGCCAGCGAAGTCGTAGTGCACCCCGGCATCGAACAAGGTGTAGTCCTCGCTTTTCACCGTGTTCATGTTGTTGCCGTAGACGCTGTTGGTGTAACGCGCGCCCGCACCGAAACCGAGACCGAACGGTAGCTTGTAGTCGAGCCACAGCGCCGCCATGTGGCGCGGCGTGTCTTTCGGGTCCTTGCCCTGGTTACCATCGTTGCTCTTGGTCACCTCGGGGTCGTTGTAGCTATAGCTGGCTGTCAGATGCAGGCGCTCGCTGAGGTCGGCCACGGCCTCCAGCTCCAGACCACGTGATACCTGTTCGCCGGTCTGTACGGTGTTGAGCGGATCGAGTGGGTCGCGGGTCGACACGTTCTCCTGCGTCAGGTGATAGAGCGACGCGGTGAACAGTGCGCTGGTGCCAGGCGGCTGGTACTTGAGGCCGATCTCGTACTGCTTGCCTTCGGTAGGTTTGAGCGGGCCCGCAGCGCTGCTGCCGCTCTGTGGCAGGAAAGACTCGGCATAACTGGCATAGGGCGCCAACCCATTGTCGAACAGGTACAGCGCCCCCAGTTGATAGGTGGTAGCAGATTCACTGCGCTTGCTATTGCTATCGCTCAGGTTGTCGCTGGTTCGTACATGCACCCAGTCGCGGCGCACGCCGGCCGACAGACGCCAGCGGTCGATCTCGATTTGGTCCTGCAGATAGATGCCGCTACGCTGGGTCAGGCTGTCCTGGTCAGCCAGCAAGTTGCCGGGACGACTGACCGGCTGGTGATAATCCGGTGCGTTGATGTCGATCGACGGCGCCGGCCCGGTGGCGTAGAGCACCGAGCTGTCGAACCAGGCGTAATCCCAGCCAGTCAGCAGGGTGTGCTGCAGCTCGCCAGTGGCGAAACGGCTGACCAGGCGAGTATCGCTGCTCACCGACTCCATATCCTCGTATACACCGACGGCATAACGCTCCATCACCCCGTTGGTGATCGTACCGTTGGGCTGCAGATACTGGTTGGTGGTGTCCAACTGGCCGTAACGCAGATTCTGTTGCAGGCTGAAAGTGTCGTTGAAGGCGTGCTCGAACTCGTAGCCGAAGATCCACTGACGCTGGCCGAGCTTGTCGAAGTACTCATCGCCCTGCCAGAAATCGGTGAGGCGGTTACCGTCGTGATAGAGCATCGGCGAGGCGGCGGTCTCGCGCTCCTGATATTGCGCCAGCAGGGTCAGGCTGGTGGCCGGATCAATCTGCCAGCTCAGCGACGGCGCCAGCATGCGCACATCATTGTTCAGCTGTTCGATGTCGTAGTGGGCGTCACGATAGACGCCGACGGTGCGAAACAGCACGTCGCCCGCCTCGTCCAGCTTGCCGCCGACATCGAACTGCCCTTGCCGGTGATCATGATTGCCAGCCTGGATTTCCACCTGATTCTTCGCCTGCAGGCTGGGCCGCTTGCTCACCCGGTTGACCATGCCGCCGGGGCTGATCTGCCCGTACAACACCGACGCTGGGCCCTTTAGCACCTCGATGCGCTCCAGGGCGTAGGCCTCCGTGCCGTAGATCGACAACCAGCCGTTGTAGGGCTGGCGCAGACCGTCGAGGAAGTCAGCGGACATGGTGGTGTCGAAGCCGCGTATGTTGATCTGATCGAAGCGCGGATCGAGCCCCGAGCCGCCGGTACGCACGCCAGCGCTGTAGGCCACGGCGTCTTCGACGCGATCGACCTTGCGATCGGCGATCTGCCCGGCGGTGACCACACTGATGCTCTGCGCGGTCTGCAGAATCGGCAAATCGGTCTTGGTCGCCGTGCTGGCATTACTGGCGAAATAACCCGGCAGCGGCGCGAAAGCGCTTTGCGTCGGCGCGGCCTCGACGGTCACAGGCTGCAGCTGGTAGCTGTCATCGGCGCGTAGCGGCCGCACCACATAGCCGGACGCGGTCTTCTCGGCCACCAGCCCGGTGCCGCCCAGAATCTGTGACAAGCCTTCCGCGACCGACTGTGCGCCTGCCGAGCCGGGGCTTACCCGCCCGCGGACTGTCTCCGGCGAGTACGACAAGGTAATGCCAGCCCGCTCGGCATAGAGGCTCAGCGTTTGATCCAGCGACCCGCTCGGTACATCAGCAGCGGCGGCACGTGGCGTCGGCTCGGCCGCCAGCAACGCGGGGCTGGTGGCAACGCCGCACAGCGCCAGGGCGATACAGATGGCAGTGGACAGCTTGCGCGGTTGCAGGCGCGACGGCAGAGAGCAGGTAGAGCGCATGAGGGTATCCATTCAGGGAGTGATCACCCCTAACCGGATGAGCCGCCAAAGTCCGACAAATTTTTTATGCGACAGGCACAACGCGCACCCACCAACGGGTTCGCTCGACCAGCGCCACCGGCAACAGATGGGTGATGTTGCGCAGCATCAGCTCGGGCTCAGCGAGGCGGAACACACCGGACAGGCGCAGATCGGCCACCGCCGGATCGCAGCCCAGCCAACCGTGCCGGTAGCGCCCGGCCTCGGCGAGAAAATCCGCCAGGCGAATGTCGTTTACCACCAGCAGCCCACGTGTCCAGGCGAAGGGGTCGAGCGCGCTTCGCCCCAGCGGGATCATACCCCTCGCCGATACCGCCAGCCCCTCGCCCGCCTGCAACTGGTGCTGCCCTGCGGCGACGCGAACCTGCACCTCACCCTGCTCGACTCGTATCTCGCTGCGGTTGTCATACTCGCGCACCGACATCCGCGCGCGGTGCCCCACGCATTCGGCAAAGGCACAGCGCAGTTGCCAGTGCTCGCCCTCGACCAGCGCCTCGCCGCTACGCAACGAGAGTTTCTGGCCGTGAAAATCGATCGCGCTACCCGTGTTAAGCAGCACCTCGACATCACCCGGCAGCTCGAAGCGCCGTGTTTCGCCGGTGGCCGTGGCGAAGTCAGCGCGCCACACCGGTACCGAGGCCGCCGCCAGCAGCGTGGCGCTACCAGCCGTCAGACCAAGCAGCTTGAGCATGCGCCGCCGGCTCAGATCCGCCTCGGCCCGCTGCAACAAGGGGATGGCCTGCGCCGCATCGCCCAGCGGATTCAGCTGAAACAGCCCGGCCATCTGCTGCAGGCGTTGCCAGACCTGGTCGTGCTGTTCGTCCTGCGCCAGCCAGTCATGCAACTGGCGTTGCAGCTCGGCGCTGGCAGGCTCGGCGCGCAGGCGCATCTGCCATTCGATGGCCGCACGGACGATAGACTCGGAAGGCTGCCTGGCGGCCATCACGGCGCAGCCTCGAAGCACAGGCGATAGCAATGCAACAAGGCGTGGGCTACATGGCGCTCAACGGTACGACTGGAAACGCCCAGTTGCCGCGCCACCTGCGTATGGTTGAGGCCGCCGAGCTGATACAGCAGAAACGCCTCGCGCACGGCGGGCTTCAACCCTTCAAGCAACTGCGCGATGCGCTCCAGGGACTGTAAGGCCTCGTAGCGAACCTCCGGCGACGGATGGCCCGCCTCGGGCAACAGCGCCAAGGCTTCGAGATACGCGCGCTCCAACGCATCGCGCCGCCAGTGATCGATCACTAGGCCACGTGCGATACGCGCCAGCAAGGCACGAGGCGCCCGATTGTCGACAGGATGATCACGCACCAGCAGACGCAGAAAGGTGTCCTGAACCAGATCCGCCGCCTGCTGCGAACAGCCGACCGAACGCCGCAGCCAGCCATGCAGCCAGCCTTGATGCGTGCCGTACAGCACCTCAAGGGGAATGGTCGAATCGGTTTCGGACGATGACATAAAGCGGCCCATACCAGCAGGCTGAAAACACCATGAAGGAGCATGGCGACCGCTGCGAACATTAATAGCGAATCATTCTTATTACAAATTTTTCAGCTTGTGAAGCACCAGCCTGGCGAGTCAGGTCGTGCCACCTCGCCCTGTTCAGCTAGCGGTGATCACTAAAATGACCGCTGCCTCGCCACCTTTTATCTCGAGCGGCCCATGACGGGCTGTGGTTCGAAGTGCCAAGTGATACCATTGCGCGCTTCGACGCCGCCCCGTCCACCGAGGGCAACCGGCGCCACGATGCCCGACACTCCCCCCATGCCTCACCAGCCTTATCGGCTCGTCTGCCGGCAGGGGCGTAGCGTTCACTCATATGCGCAGGTTCGTCTTCCTCGGTTCGGTTCGGGCTGAAAGGCTCGAAAGCGGTATCACCCTTTAAACAGCGCACCTCAAGTTATTGATAGGTAAGTCCTTTGATTTCCACCGCTAACATCACCATGCAACTTTGCATGCGTTTCAGCGGGTTTCTATGGGTTTGAAACCCGCGTAAAACGGGCACTTCAAACCCATTCGAACACAACGGAACTCACCAAGTGGTATCAGAATTGGTATCACTGTCTCGCCCGTCCTGGGCAACTACTCTCCCGCAAAGCGAACCCGACGAACGGCGCGTTATGCCTATTGCGCGACTGGAACAATGTTCCTATGATAACACCCATGCCAGCCACAACGGCGAGGCGAAATCAGGAGAGACACCATGAGAAAGATCACCGTAACCAAAGACATCAAAGGCCACGTCGCAGATCAGCTCTGCTGGCTCAAGGCAGGTACTGACGTCGTTGAGAACGAAGATGGCAGCTACACCATCCTGCACGCGACGGTGATGCTGGATTGGCTGGAGGGCGAGCCGCTCATGGAGAGCTGCATCATGACCAATGAGCGCTTTATCCCGTATGAAGCCTGATGCCTCCCTCCACAACCCAGACCCGCGCTACCTGCGCGGGCTGCTGGAAAAAACAGGGCTGACCCAGCGGCAGGCGGCGCAGCTGCTCGGCATCAGCGACCGGGTAATGCGCTACTACCTGAGCGCCGAGACCAGCGATAGCTACCGCGCCGCGCCGTACCCCGTTCAGTTTGCGCTGGAGTGCCTGGCGGCAGATTAGCGACCTGCCACCCCGTCATACGCCCGCTCACACGCCACCCCGGCTATTCCGCGCTGGTCGGCGACTCCAGCATAGAGTTGAGCAGCCGCTCCAAGCCGGCCGAGCATGTCGGCACGCACTCTGGCGGTGTCTTCGGCTGCCTGGCCGAGTTGGGCAGTGATGGAATTGCCGGCGTCACGACTGCGCTGCTCAGCGGCTGCGAGGCGCTGCTGCAGGCGCTCAAGAGCGCTGTCAGCACGGGCAGCAGCAGAGCAAGCTTGATCCAGTTGTTTCTGTGCATCTGCATCTGCCTTCTCGATTGCGGCCTGCCGCCGCTGGTTTTCCTGAATGATGAACACGGCAGCACGCCGGTCGCGCTCGGCCACATCGGTGCGGTAGTCGGCCAGTTCGCGCTGTGCACCAGCGGCTACAGACTGAGCCGATGACACCCGAATCTGCTGCCAACCAGCTACAACGGCGAGAGCGAGCGCCCACCATGCCCAGGCCGGGGTCAGCTTGAGCCAGGCGGTCATGACATCACCTCAGCCAGTGCCTGCCCATACAGCGCGCCCCAGGTGCGGCGGTGCGGCTTGCCGGGGCGCCAGGTGCGCACGTACAGCTGCCAGGCGCCGTCAGCGTCACCCAGCGCCGGCAGCCGGGCCGGATCAGTCCACAGCAGCAGGCGTGCCAACCCAGCGGCCAGCACGTCGTCGTGCTCGATGCCGTCCCATACCGCCCGTGGCGACGGATCAACACCGCGAACAGCGCACAGGCCCACAGCAAGGTCGCGCACGCGGGAATCGTGGTAACGCAGCAGGCCAGTGACCATGCCGCCGCCTTGCTCTGCTTGCCAAAATGACTTGGCCGGCCCGGTAGGACGTGGTGGCGAGCCGACCAGCTGGCGGCGATGCTGGAAGCGCGACTCTTGCAGTCCGATGGCGAGCAGCATCACCTTAGCCTCCGGCGATGACATACGCGCAGGCAGCAGCGCGAGCGCAGGCGTGATTGCCCGCTCGCGGATCTCGTTCAGGGTCATGGATTTTCTCCAGGCGAAAAAATCCCGCTCAGTGGCGGGCTGAATAACTGAGGCCGAATTATTCGACGGGGTACGGGTGCGAGTCCTGAATCTGCTGATACCGCGCAATGCCACGCTGTTTTGCTGCGGCGGCACCCTCGGCGTCACCCATGGCCTCCAGCCGGCTGGCCTCGGCAAAGTGCAGGTCGCTGCCGCTGATGGGGTCGGCGTAGGCCGCGCGGCGGCGGCGCTCGATTTCACCGAGCGCCCATTCTGCATGCGGTACTGCCGGGGTGGCGTCCATCGGGTTGTCGATCATGGGTTCCTCCGAAACGGATGCTGGTCAAGGAATTTGGCTACTGCAGGCACTGCGTCCCCGTGGCGGGCATGCGCCAGCCAGCTCGCCAGCTGTTGCTTGATATGCGGCAGGTCAACAGCGCGGGCGGCATACTGTCTTTGCAGGCGGCGCACGCGGCGCTTGAATCGTTTGAGGCTTGCCTTGCGCAGTCGGCGCTTGTGCGGCCATAGGTGGTAGCCGAGGAAGTCCAGCCCGCGCCCGTGGTGTGCTGCTACAGGGAAAACGCCTGTCTTGTGGTTCAGTTCCAGCTGTAGCTCATCGCCAAGCCATCGCTCCAGGTCCAGGCGCAGCGCCTGCAGGTGGCGCTTGTCGGGATGCAGGACAATGAAGTCATCCATGTACCGCGCATACCACTTTTCGCGACGGCGGCACTTGACGTGCTGGTCCAGTGCGTCCAGGTAGATGTTGGCCATCAGCTGACTGGTGAGGTTGCCGATCGGGATGCCGCAACCAGGCGTGGCGGGCTCGCTGTAGCTGTCGATGATGCCGTCGAGGATCGCCAGCACCTGCCTGTCGGCGATCTTGCGGCGCAGCAGGCGCTTGAGAGTGGCGTGATTGATGCTGGCGAAGTACTTGCGCACGTCCGCCTTGAGTGCATATAAGCTGCCGTGACGGCGCAGGCAGTCGCGCATCATGGCTTGGGCGTGGTCGGCGCCCGCGTGCGTGCCCTTGCCGACGCGGCAGGCAAAGCTGGCATTGATAAAGCTCGCCTCCCAGAGCGGTTCGAGCACAGCCATCAGCGCATGCTGCACAACCCGGTCGCGGAACTCGACAAGGGCGGTGATGGTGCGCGTCTTCGGCTCATGCACTTCAAAGGAGCGATAGCCGCCTATGCGGTACTGGCCCCAGATCAGCTCGTTCTGGAGCTGGATCAGATTGCCCTCCAGGTCGCGCTCGAAGCTTCGGCAGGGCCATGCGCGGCGCTTGCCTCTGCGTGCGCGCAGGTACGCAGCGTGGAGCGCGTCGAAGGTCACGACGTGCTCGAATAAATGGGTGTGGGTTTTCATTTTGTCTCGATAATGGCGCAGCCGACAGGCTTCCCGGCGTGGTACCACGCGCCGGCTGCTAAGGTTTTTTCGCCTTGCGGCGAGGATCTGACATCCTTTCGATCGAGCGCTGGAACGGGCGCCGTGGCGGCCGGCCTTCTGGCTCTTCAGGGATCGGAAGCGGGGACGGAAGCCGATATTGCTGTTCGCATTCGTGCGGGCGTTGTTGAGGTTCAACGCGCCCAGCCCGGCATTGGACGAATTGTTCCAATTGCCGCCACGGATCGGCAGGCGCTCATAGTTGACGCCAGACCCTTGTTGCTCTTTAAGCCTGGGCTTTCGCCCAGTTAAGCCAGCCGCCCACCATTCGCCCTATCTCAGCCAGGTGGCGCGCCCAGATTTCATATTGCCGGAACGGCAGAAACGTCAGCTCCTGCGCAAGCCGCACCAATGAACGCAGCAGGTCAAGCTCAGCATCCAGATCCTGCATGGTGGTCTTTTTGTGGTACCGCCGATTGACGACGATCACCAGCCGCAGCAGTCGATACATGCTCTGCCGTATCTCCGCAGACAGCACATGTTTTTCTGATTTTGGAAAGTTGCGCAGCGGCGCATAGGCGTACTGAATCATCGCCTCGACCTTGAGGCGAATCTGCAGGTCTTGCTGTGGCACGTTAAATCCTTACGGCCCGGCTATCGCCAGGCCTGACAGAAGCCTGAAAGGCAGATTACAGAGCGCGAAAGCGGGGACGGAAGCCGAGAGTGCTGCCCGCACCCGTGCGGGCGTTGCCGAGGGCCAACGCGCCCAGCCCGGCATTGGACGAAGCGCTCCAAGTGCCGCCACGGATCGGCAGGCGCTCGCCTGTCGGCACGCGTTCGTAGTAACCGATGGGCGACAATGCAGCGCTGGCAGGAACGATAAGCGACTGTTTAACAAGATTACTTGCTCCGGCGTTCGGCTGGCCCCCGAATGTATAGCCGTTCTGAGGCATAACAAAACCTGTGTTTGTATACGCAGCTTCTGTATAAGCACCGTTGTCCGGCGCTAAATGGATGACACCGTCGATCAGCTTCAGCCCTGTCACCCACTCCCACACGTTGCCGACCAGATCCTGTATCCCAGCGGGCGTGCCATCGTGCGCCCAGCTTGACGGGCCGGAGCCGGTCAAAGTTCGGCCTGTGCCGGCTGCCTCGCCCGGCGGCAGTATGTCAACGCGCCGTCCTGTCTCCCAGCGCTTGGTGTGATGGCGCCCCCAATTAGTATTGCCCAGCGGCTCGTACCCGTTCGCCATGCACCAGAGCGCAATCGCCGCCCAGTCCAGATTGCTCATCAGGTCCCAACCGGGACCGCTGGCCTGGCAGAGGGCGCGTGACTGGTCAAAGTTCAACGATGTGCGCGGGTCAGCAAAAGGTCGGCTGACAGCCTCGCCAGCAACCTCGGACGCAAGGTGCGCCCCGACGAAAATCTCCTGCGCGGGCGTGCCATTGAACAGAAATGCCGGGTGCGTGCCCGTGCCCAACTCACCGCCCGGCGCAACGTCCTCGCAGTTGAATCGTGGCAGCACGTACATGTGGCTGGGCTGGCCCTTTGCTGTGTACAGCACGGTTTGCCGCCCACCAGTGGCAACTTCGACAGAGCGGCGGAGCTGGTCGACGATGAGGATGGAGGGGGATACACCGGATAAAGCGGCTCCGGTTGGTCTGGCGTCCAGCGCCGACTGCAATCCCTCGACAGTGCTGATAGCCTGTGTGCCGGTGTGCGTAGCGCGGTCTCGGAGCTGAGCATCAGTAGCGTTCGCCGTGGCGCCAGCCGAGACCCCGGCCAGCTTGTTTTTCTCGGCAGTCGTGAAGCTCTCTTCGCTGAGCCCCATGCCTGGCGCCGTATCCACCTTGCCGTCCAGCGCCGCTTGCAGGTCGGTAATCAGGCTGATGGGCAGGGCGTCGCCGGGCTGGAACTCCTCCAGTCGCCCAGCGCCGCCACCCTGATCGACGAGTTTCAGCGGTTTCACATCAGCCATTGAGCACCACCTGCACATTCAGTACCCCGCCACCGGCCAGCGTGACCGGTAGCGAGTAATCGAGATTCAGCGCCAGCCGGAGCATGGCGCCGCCAGCCTGGTACGCCGGCAGGTAGGCCGGCAAACCCAGCAGCGTATCGCCCGGAGGCAGCTGCCGGCGGCGACCACCCGCCGATACAATCGGCCTACGCGCCGTCATCACAGCACCACGTAGCCGTCGTCATCGGTCACCAGCTCGGTGGCCGATTTCGCCACGCCCAGGTACTGGCTGATTTTGTTGGCGTTGCCGGCGTCGGTTTCATCCAGCGGCGTCGCGGTCACGCCACCCGCCGTGCCCAGCCAATATCGGGCGCCGATGGTCAGGCCGGTCAACTCGGCGTTGGTGCCGTCCAGCGGGTAAACGGTTGCGGTCGCTGCCTCGGCAACAGCCTCGAGCACGAACCCGTCTGCAGGCCGACCGTTGCTGTTGTCGGCCAGGCGCACGGAGAAGACGCCGCCGTCGTCGTGATAGTTGACGAATTTACCGGCGCCCAGCGCCTCGCTGGCCACAGCCTGCGTGGTGTCGGCGCCGATGCCGACCGGCAGCACGCTCTCATCGAGCCGGCCGGTGGCATCGAGGGCGACGATGTTGCCGGCGTTGCCGACGCCAGCAGACACAACGGTGGCGAAAATCTGACGGGTGCGGCCCGCAACGCGGGCGAGGAAGCCTTGAGACATGGTGGTTACTCCAGTTCGAGTGGGTCTTGCAGGTTGAGCAGTAGCCGACCGCTGGCTACTGCCGCGCCGATCAGCACGTCGTAGCCATCAGTCGGCGGGGCTTGAGTGAGCGCGCCGGCAGCACCGAGCCACACGCGGCCCGGCTGCCAGCTCCAGCCGTCATCGTCGACAGCGCCCAGGCGTTGCACGTTGACGGGCCGGCCTGGGTCAGCAGCCGTGAGCGTCACGCCCAGCAGCAGGTCAACGTGTTCCGCATCGCGGTAATCGAGGGCGAACACCTGGCCATCCAGTTCGTACACCACGCGCAGCGCGCTGAGCGTTTCGCCGGCCAGGCGCTGCACAGCGGCGCCGCCTGCCGGGCCAGGCTCACCCGGTCGCCCGGCTGGCCCCTGCTCGCCTACCGTGGTGCTGTGCGCCTCGGGCTGCTGCAGGCTCACGATGTACTCGCGCTCGACCTCCCCCGTTTCCAGATCGGGAATCTCCAGCACGGCCAGGTAGGCGTCAGCATCCATTGCGGCCCCCCTGCTGCGGCCCGCCCTCGTAGTAGCGGGTCACGGTGCCGTCGCTGAATGTCACATCCAGCGTGTACTGCCAGGCCCCGGTCAGCAGCGCGGTCTGGGGCGGTGCCAGTTCGCGGGTGATGGTGCCCGGCGACGGGCTGGCCAATCCGTTGCCGAGGGTGAGCGTCGGCAGCTCCTGCCCGTCACGGGTAAAGCGCATGGCCACCGCGACGCCGGTCAAATCAACCGGAAGTTTGTAGACCAGCTCACCGCCGCGCGGCTGCAGGCCGGCGCCGGACAGCGCGTTGATCTCCAGCGTGCTGGCATCGATGCGTTTCGCACGCCAGGGCAGCGCCGCGCGCGGGTCGCGGTTGAGGTCGGGCATACCGGTTACACCGCGCACCCACACCGGCCAGTCGCCGGCCATGGCATGCGCCACGGTGAGCCGCACCCCGCTCTCGCTGGGCGTGATGGCGGTGATGGGCAGGTATAGGAACTCCGGCTGCATCAGCCGCACGGTGTCGCGGTATGTGGTGCCCGGAATGATGGGCAGGTCTAGGCATGCAGGCTGCATTGGGCTGTCTCCAGGCACAAAAAACCCGCACGGGGCGGGCATCAGGCTGTTGCGGCGGCTCAGGCGGGCACGGTGGCCGTCAGGCGTACCCACTGGCTAAACGCCAGACAGACCCAAACCTGTTCTTCGAACGAGGCGTTGTTGTCGATGTACATCTGCCCCGGCGCACCCTGCACGGGGTCGATGTTTGGGTTTCCATCGCCGAAGATCGCCGCCGGCGGCATCAGCAGCCAATCGTCAACGCTGTTGGTGCCGCAGGCGAAGTAGACCCGGCGGTCTACGGTGGCCACGTAGTGAGCGCCAACATACTGCGGCGCAGTGGCCGGGGCAAAATCCCCGGAGTAGATGTGCTGTACCTGGGCCATATCAGGCTCCTGCTGTCAGTATGTTGCCCTGCCCATCGGTCAGGACGTTGCCGTTAACGTCGGTCAGCGCGCCACTTGGCACGCCACCTCCCTCCAGTGCTGCAACCCGCGTTTGCAGGTCGGCCAGTTGCGCGTAGATGTACGTCATGTGCGCCGCTGTGACCGGGGCGCACACCACCGATCCAGCCGGCCACTCGCGCGCGGTGGTGCCTTGTGCGCCACGCTGCAGAGTGATGCCGCCGCCGCTGCCAGTGGCGATGATGATCTCGGCGATGTTGCCCACCGGCGAGCCTGCCGCAGTCACGCTCAGGGTGCATTGCTCGCCAGGCCCGAGAAACACGGCCAGGCGCGTAAGGCCGGCGGCGTCAATCGGCAAAGAGCTGCCGCCCACGAGCAGCACATCACCGAGCGCGTATGCCCAGCTATCGATAAATTTCATGGTTACACCCAACAAACAGGGTTGGCGGTATCTCGCACGAATTGCCCCGTCACCGGGTTGTGCGAGCCGAATAGATGGTTCAGCGCTCCGTTGCGTGTGCTCGCGCCTGGTTCCGCACCGGTGCGGCTGCCGGCGACACCAATGGTCGTTATATCTGCGCGCGCGGGCAGCATGTCGCGAACAGCCAGGGCCAGCAGCTGCGTGCTATAGCGCACTGGCACGATCTCGAATAGGCGTTTAGCCAGCTCAGGCGCCGCATCGCCCATCAACGTTGCGGGCGCCCAACTGATCCAGTTCTGCCGGACTGCCCTGCCGGCATAGCTGCCTCCAACGGCAACGCTCTCTGCGGACGGATCAGTGCTGGACAGGCTCGACGAGAACACCTGAGTACCATCGATCTCTATCGTCTCCAACCTGCTCGCCGAATTGCTGGACGAGGATGCGCGCTCCTCCAGCGCCGCCGGGGAATTGGGGTCATGAACTATGTCCAGGCTGGCCTGGTATGTACTGGCCATACCCGCCTGGATGCTGATGACCGCCCGGCTCACCTCCAATCCGCCAACCAGCAGGCGCAACGTAGTCACCGAACTGGACGTGCTCGAATAGTTGGCAGTCAACTGGTAACTGCCCTCTGAAATCAGCTCATAGTCGGCGAGGTCCTGCATTGGGTTGTTGAGCGTCACCGCAGGCGTAGACGTCATGCTGCTATCCAACGACGCGCTGAACGCATCCGCCACAGTGAGCGCTACGCGGATCTCCACCACGGCACCGGTGTCGGCATAGTAAGCTCCGGCAATCCGCCCGGACTCCTCATACAGCCAGCCACCGGGCTCCTGGTCGAGATAGGCTGGCGTGCTACCAACCATCTGCGAGGGATCACCATCCGGGCCGACGCCTTTCCCCGTCCACTTGACGGGGCCGCTGCTGGTCTGCTCCCACTCCACCCCCATCGAGGTTGAGAGGGTCGTCCACTGAGGCCGCGGCGGATTACTGATCGCCCCGATGATCTGATTGGGTGTGCGGATGCACTCATACTCCCCCGTCCACACCTCACCGTCGTGACTCAGGCGCAGCTCCCACAGTTCAACCAGCGGAATTCGGCACGGTGCAAACCAGGCCGGGTCGTCATTGACGCTCAGCGGGCGCCGCAGATAGGCCCCGACCAGGGCCCGCGTACCGTCCGCAATGGCATCAATCACCGCATATCCGTAGGTGCCGGCTGGGAACTGCCCGGCGGTGTAGTCGCCAACTCGGCTCATGACGACAGTCACGGCCTCCAGGGTGTCGCGGTCTCGGCCGAACACCAGGGCATTCAAGCGCAGCTGAGCAAGGCCGGACTCCAGCCGCACCATCCAATTGCGCTCGTCACCGTGAACGATCCATGCCACACGCTGGGCTGCGGGAAAGCGCTGCCCATACAGCACCCGCGCCACCGGGGCGATCAGCACATCCGGGCGCCAGGTCATGCCAGCGGCTGCATCAGCTGCTTGCTCGGCCTCGGTGCGCTCTAGCGTCCCGGCTCTCGGGTCGCGAAAGCGCAGGCAGTCGCCTGGCAACGCGAAGGCCGCAGGCGACGAAAGGTTCTCCCACGATATAGGCCTGAGAAGCAGGTTGCTGCCATTTGGCAGGGCGATACTTGGCGGCGCCGTGGTGGCGCTCGCCGGCATGGTCATCATGCCGTGCCAGGGCCAGCCGATCAGGCTCAGCTTCCCTGGCATTTGGTCGGCAAATGGGTGGTCAAACATCGGTCGGGGGCTCCCTGTACTCGAAGGGCACCTCGGCGCCATTGGCATCCATCATCGTCATCCGCCGCAATGGCTGAATCTCGACCACGAACAGGAAATCGCTGGTGTAAAACTGGGTTTTATTGGCGAAGTACTCGCGGCTGCCGGATACCTCCACCAATGGCCCCGCGATCCCGCCTCCTGCACCAGCAGGCGGCGCCGTGTAGTTGCCGGTGCCGGTTTGCGCCGGCACACCGCCGCGCGGTGCAACTGCCGGCAGCGTGCGCCGCTGGCGAGGCTGGTTGACCAGCGCGTTGATGTCATCGACCTGGGCGCGGCCGGTGCGGCGCTCTATCATGTCGCTGCCGATCCTCCGGCGGGCGGCTTCGTTGTTCGTGCCGATAGCACGGCGCGCGGCTTCGTTGTTCGATCCAATCGCCCGGCGCTTCTCTTCGTTCGTCGCCATGTCACAACTCCAGTGGGTCGTTCGGAACCCCAATGCGGTAGGCACGCTCGGCTGTCGCTGTAGCCTCGTCGCGATACTCTGCCGGAATGTCGCGGCCGCGGGCCTTGAACTGCCGGGGGTAAGTGTTGCCGCCGCTGATCGTCGAATAGTTACCGGTGAAACCCAGCCACGATTCGTCGTACTCTGGCGAAGTAGGCCGGCCACCGATATGCGTGCCGAGGCCGCCGCCAGACGACGAAATGGGCGGCAACTCAGTGTCCGGCGCTGCAGGCACTGTCAGCGGGTCACTCACGCCGCCGCCGTGCATCAGCGCGATGCTGAGCGCAGTGGTTGCGACACCAGCGCCCAGGTCAATCTGATGCTGGATGCGCCGGCATTTGCCCTTAGCCTGCGCTCGGTCAGCGAGCTCCAACGTGTGCTGCAGGTCAATATCGAGCGCCATGTCCGTCGGAATCTGCCAGGTCAGCGTTGTAGCCCTGGCCGCGCTGATGAGCGTGGTGCTCCCGCGATTGAGCAGGCAGTTCAGCGCCCCGGTCCGACGCACTTCATCGATCACGTTCTCTCTCATTGAGGACGCCCCTGGGCGCTCGCTCTCCCAGCGCTCGGCGCGGTCGCTCTCAATCTCGAAACTGGCAGATTCGCGGCTGATCACCCGCGCACTCTCATCAGCCCCAGCCGGCGTGAACAGCTCTAGCCGGTACCTTTCTGTAACCGTCTGCACCCAGCGTACCGCCCCCCTCGCGGTGACGCTCAGCCAGAGCCCCCGGTTGGTATTGATCCACGGGGAACCATCGCCGCAGGGGTTGGCCATTGTCGGCGGCAGCTCGAACCCACCGAACGACACTAGGGCAAGGCCCGCTCCTGTGATCGCGCCTTCAACCATTTCGGTCGTAGGCAGCTCGGTCGAGTCGAGCCGCCACTGGCAGAACCCCTGAATGCCTACGAAACCGCCCATACCCTCGTGAGTCCACGCAAACAACTGGCTCAGCTGCCACAAACGGCTGTAGCGATAATCGAGCGTCACCTCAACGTAGTTGACCGCCTCGCTATAGGCCTGCAGTTCGATTTCAACGCTGTTATAGAGCGTGTGGCCGAGGCCAAAAATATAGTGCGGCGTGGCCTGAGCAGCCCACGGCGTCAGCCTAAGCTGGCCTTCAGCGCTCGCGTCGAGACTGGCCGGGACGCTGCTCAGGCGCTCTGTGGCGTAGTCCCAGCGTGATCGGCCATCAACGGGTTCAAACACATCAGCCGACCAACTGGCGCCGGGGATGAGCGCGTCGATTTCGGCGATGCTCATCGCCTCTACGCGCTGCTGCAGCTGGTCGCTGCAATCGCAACTCAGCACACGGCTCGTGGGGTCCCACGCGGGCATCTCCAGGCGTCCGGTGTACAACCGCGCCTCGGTCACGACGCCATCGCGGTTACGGCTGATGTAATCGATCACAACCGTGCGCCCCGTCCAGGCATTGGGCACAACGGGCGTGCCCGGGGGCATGTAGAGGCTAAAACCGGCAACGCCGGCCGCCCCCTCTTCCCGGTCGACATCCAGCGTTCCGGTCAGTTGGGCAGTCATGTCGATGCCACCCACCACCACGCGCACGCGCCAGTTGAACGCCTGCCCGCGCGACACATACTCCGGCTCATAGGCCGAACCCAGGGCGACAGCAAGCGGGCCGCTGGCCAGCGGCTGAGCTCCGATCAGCATGGGTTACACCTCTTCCCAGGTGATGGACCAATCGAACGAGCCGTTCTGTGAGCGAGCTGGCCGCTCGGCCATCACGGAATAAACGGGCATCCAGTCCACGCGGTACTGGTCGGCGCCGGCCACGGCAGTCACGGTTACGGTGTTGGTTTCAGCGTTCAGGGCGCACGGAGTACGGCGCCACTGCCCATCAACACGAGCAAGCGCCCAGGGCGCGCGATCCGGCCGCGGCGTGCTGGGCAGCACGAACACCAGGCCAGCGCTCTGCATGCTCATCAGCTGCGTTACCCGCAACTCCAGCGGGTTGCTGTAGTCGAGCCCATCCAGCCCGGCCGGGTACACACCACGGCCCGCCAGGGTGCCGCTGGTTTTCTGCCAGTGGGTTTGCTTCACCGCTGCGCCATCGCTCATGCGCAGCACGCGGCTGCCGCCGATTGGCTGCTCGGCCTGCTCGGGCGCGCCGGCGTGCTTGTCCAGCGCAATGCCACCCAGCATCACGGCCACAGTCATAGCGTGCTCCAGAAAAAGTGAGGCCCTCGAACGAGGGCCTATTTACGACGGGAAGAGCCGCCGAACTTGCTGGCCAGGCGGCGCATGTTGGGGGCTTGGGTTTGCTCGACGAACACAGGGACTTCCTGGCCGCCGCTCTCAAGAACCAGCCGGCCAAGGTTCGGGATTGCCGGGGTTGATGCGGCGGCTGCGTCAACCGCCCCGCCATTGGCAAACTGCGGAATAGCGAGGCCGTTCATCTGGTCCAGAAGCCCAGTGCCATAGCGCTGCACGGCAGCCGCGCGCAGCACGTACTCACCGTTGGATAGACGGGCAAGAATGCTGTCACTGGTGCCGCTGCCCGGGCCGCGTACAGGACCACCGGTGGCAAACTGAGGCGTAGCAGGCACCGGAGCGTCGCTGACGCTCGTGCTCACCGTGGCCGTCAAAGTCAGGATCTGCCCAAGCTGCGCCGCCAGCTGCTGCATATCGGCAATCAACTTCTGCTTGGCCTCTTCGCTGAGCGTCGGATCGACCTTCACATCGCGGATCTTGTCGAAATCCTTGTTCAGCGCATCGATCTGCTCGCGGATTCCGGCAAGGCGCTGGTCAGCTCGGCTCTCTTCCAGCTTGCTGGCCTCCTGCTCAATGGCCATCAGCGACTTGGCGAAGCCATCAAAGCCGTAGGTGTTCTCACCTGCAGCGGCCAACTCCTGCAACACCCTGAGCGCCGCCTGCGCCTGCTGCTTGGCACCTTCAATATCCCCAGCCCGCAGGGCAGCCTGGGCGGCCAGCCGCGCATCTTGAAATTGCCCAAAACTCGCGCCCTGCTGACCACCAGACCGGAATCCAGCAATGGCCTCGGCGTAGCGTTTTTCAATATCAAGCCGATCCTTGCGGACCTTCTCGATATCGCTCAGCGCTTTCCGCTCTTCGCCAGCAAGTTCGCGCAAGCGGCTGCGGGCATCAGTCACCATCTGTCGGTAAGACTTGGCCAGCGCCTCGTTCGAGCCCTTTACTTCATCAGCCAACTGCTGCTGAAGCTTGCGGATATCGGCGGCAGATTTAGCAGCCTGCGAGCCCTGCTCCTCGTAAGCGCCATTCCAGATTTTGGTGATTGAATCAGCCGCTTCCTTGCTGATATCAACGTAATCCTTCGCCGCGTCCGCCATGATCTGGCGCGCCCCGGCAAAGTCGCCAGAGGCAGCAGCGGAAGCGGCAGCGGCCAATGCCCCGATTGAGTTACCGGCAGTGCGAAAAGCTGCGCTCACGGCGATGCCAACGGTAGCCAGCACCTTCAGCGCACCGCCCAACACCGTTGCCGCCAGCGTCGCGTTCTTGCCTCCCTCGGACGCATCGATGAGCAGGCCGGTCATCGTGTTCAGCGTTGGCAACAGCTCAGCGGAAATTGTATTGCCAGCCCCACTAGAAACCGCTGAAAGCGTAGAAAGCGAGTCATTGAACTGCTCTGCCTGAGCCGCCTGCGTATCGCTGATCACCAGCCCGAGCCGCTCGGCCTGTGCCACCAGCGCCGCAATACCGTCAGCGCCGGAGTTCAACAGAGGAATCAGGCGCGCACCAGACCGCCCGAAAAGCTCGATGGCCATGGCCGATTTCTCAGCCCCATCCGGCAGTTCGGCGAAGCGAGCAGCCAAGTCAACCAGCAGCTGGTCGCCACTGCGCACTGCGCCGGCCGCGTCGGCAACCGAAACCCCCAGGCGCTGAAACAACTCAGCCTGGGCCTGGCCTCCATTAGCGGCCTGCACCGCAGTGCGGTTCAAGCGAGCAAAAGCCGTCGACAGATCGTTGGTGCTGACGCCAGATTGGCTGGCCGCCCATTGCAAGCCAGTAAAAGCCTCAGTTGTAACGCCGGCCGCCTGAGCCAGCTTGCGCGCCTCATCGGCTGCGTTAATGCTGGCTTTTACCCAGGATGCAACAACGCCAAGGGAGAACATCCCCGCCAGTGCGGCGCCGGCTTTCTTGCTAACTGACTCGAGATCGAACAGCTGCCGCTGCGCCTGGTCGAACGCCGGCTTGGCCGCGTTCTTCCCTTCGATCACCAGCTGGGTAGTTACGCGGGCCATTATCCGAGCTCCCTCAACATTTTACGGAACGATTCCGGCTTGCCCTTGGCGCCACGCGCCACGATCAGCGCAAGCCGCGCCCGGCGCCGCTCTTCGCTATCCAGCACATCCGAGAACATCTCAAGTTGCGCCAGCGTGTAGCTCTGCACATCCCCCAGCCTGTGACCGGCGGCGATCAGGCGCCCGGCGACTTCGCCCCAGCCAGAGCCTTTTCCGCCTCCACCAGGGCTTTCTCGAAAAAACCAGCGTTCACCCGGATCACCTCGATCATCAGGCTGACAGCTGCGGCGGCTGGCAAGCGCCAGATTCGCCAGCGCGAGAGGTTGGTGGCCGTGCGCAGTATGTCGCGCAGTTGTCCATTTACTACCGCGTAGGCGTACAGCTCTTCCATGGTCTTGCTGGAACCCATGGCGATCACGATGCAGGCTGCACGGCCGAAGCGCTCGAAGTCGCGCAGCTGCACCGGCTTGATCTGCACCTGGCGACCGGCCAGGCCGACCACAACCGGCTCGGGAAACAGGATCTTCAATTGAGACATAGAAACTCCGAGCAATAAAAAACCCGCCGAAGCGGGTTTTTTTGTAAGCCCCATCAACAGGGCACAGGCACCTTGATAATTTCTGCGCGCCCAACGCGCTTGCCGTCCTTGGTTACTCGACTTGAATTGACCTGACGATCAACCCACTTCACGCAAGGCCCTTGAGCAGCGGGCGCCGCGCGCGGCCGCTCAGCCTGTATAGGCGCATCCGGCAGCTTCTCGCGCTCGCCCACAACGGTGTAGGTCTGGCCCTGGCTGCGCGCCGCTGCCGGCCGCGAAGGGTCAGCAAGGCGAGTAGCCGGCCCATCTCCACTTGGCCGAGCATTTTTAACCGAAACCACAGCAGCATCATGGTCAGGGCTCGGGCACGCGTGCTGGCTGAAAGTCACCTTGCCAGCAGCATCCACGCACTTCACAACACTGGCGGCGCTCGCAAGCGCAGGCACCACCAGCAACATCACAAGGTATAGAAAACGCATCAGATCCCCTCCCAGTTACCTGATAGGGAATCTAGCACAGCCTTACACCACGTCGGTGTTCTGCACTTCCATGCGGAAAATAGCTGCCTCGCCAGCATCGAAGATGTTCGGGTCTGGCAGCATGCGCAGCTGCACCGGGATCACGCCGAACTCAGCGCCCTGGTTCAGCGGCAGGCCACCGTTCAGGCTGATGCGCACGTAGTAGGCTTCAGTGACGCGTTTCTCGCCATCGCCGGCTTCGTTCACCTGCTCGAACAGCACGCGGTAGAACTTGCGACCGGTCACGAACGGGTTGACCACATCCACGGTCGGATAGGTGTAATCCACCTCGATTGGCAGGCTTTTCAACCCGCCACCGACCGGCGCCACGGTCGCGTTGATGGCGGCAGCCAACTGGCCACCCGGCAGCACGTGAATACCACTGGGCGTCACGGCATAGTCAACACCGCGCTCATAGGTCGGCGTGCCGCCAGCGCCGGTTACAGCACTGACCACCAGGGGCATGTGGGTCAGCTTGATGGTGCGGTCGACGTGGGCGTCGTGCTCTTCACCGGAGACGGTGCCGCTGGGCACGCGCTCGGTAGAGCCGTAGAGGATCACCGCTGCAGCAGCCGGGCTGAAGTTCACGGCCTCGCCAGTGCAGTTGAGCGCCGTGGTGGATGTCACACCATCAAGCTCAGGCAGGCCAATGCGCTCCGGGTCTTGAATGGTGATCTCGGTCGTCTCCGGCTCGATGGTCACGTTCTGCAGTTTGAACAGCGATTCGAACGCGCGAGAGGGATACGGCGCAACCTTGGTCGTGCCGCGGAACAGTTGGGTATGCAGCATGGGTTTCTCCTGGCCGGCGGCCGTCAGTTATAGGTCTGGACGTACTGGATACCCAGACGGATGGTGATGCTTTGTGTGGTTTCGCCTTTCACTGCCCAGCGGTATTCGGCTTCGTCGCCTTCCTCATCGAGCAGGCCGGGGAATTTGCGTTCGGGCAGATCCTGGCCAATGCCGAAGGCACGCAGCACATCGACGTGGAAGTTGGCCATGTCCTGCTCGGTGGCTGTGGCGCTGAACACGCCTTCGATTTCGTACTCGCGCACGCGAAGACCTTGCTGGCCGGCCAGATCAAGGCGGCGATCAGCACCGCCGATCAGCAGCACAAAGGGCTTCGGCGTCTTGTCGGTGGCAACCTTCGGCGCAGCGAGTACGGACTTCACGTCGGTGTAGAAGCCTGAATTCGGCTTGATCAGTTCAAGCCGCTCCTGCGCGGCCGCTGTCACAGCGGCCACGTTGGGGAATAGGGCCATGGGTTACCTGCTGTATTTGGCGATCTCGCGCCGAATGCGGCGCTCGAACTCTTGCTGCAGAAAGATGTTGGTCCAGCGGATGGTTCCGGCGTCCGTGAACTGCCGGAACCAGTAGGCCACGCTCGGACCCTGGGCCAGCTGCAGGGCGCGCTGGTAGGCATAGGTGCGCTGGCCACCCGCCTTGTTCTGCACGGTCTTGCCGCTGCGCGTACTCAGCGGCAGCCTCTGCCGGCTGGAAGGGTTCACGAAGCCGGCGGCGATCTTCTTGCCGCTCGGCCCAGCTACCCAGATTCGGGCGCGCGTGGCGTCGATGACATCGAAGCCCCACTGGCGGTAGTTCACCACCAGCACGCCAGAGCTCGACGGAATGATCCGGGCATCCATGCGCCGACTGTTCGCCCGTTTCACCCTCAGCGCACGGCGCAGGCGCGGCGCGGCGATGGTGCCGGCCAGCGGCTTCACATAGCGCTCGGCGCGGCTACGAGTAGCGGTCGTGTTCACGGCCCCGCGCGCGACCGGCTCAACGCTACGACCGATGGCCGCCAGCCGAGCCTGAGCCAGCTCACGACCTACCAGGCGAACATTCATGTTCACTCCACTGGTTGCAGCCATAAGCCCCTCACCACCCCGTCGTCGGTATCGTCTGCGTAGTTGGCCACCACATACAGGTCGCCCTCTACGCGCAGCCGGTCGCCAGCCTGCGGGCGCCCTACTTCGATAATCGCCACCTCAGCCCGCGTCATATAGCTCACCACCTGGCCCAGCTCATCGCGGTAAGGCGCTTCATGCGTCAGGTGCACCCGGCAGCACCGCGGCACGCCATCGGCGGGCAGGTACTGCGCAGGCTGGCCGACGAGCTCGCTGCAGGTGATGGCCACCTCGGCACGCTGGCCGGTGAAGTCCCGCACGTCGTCGATCAGGAACAGCCGAGCATCGCTGCGCAGGTAGCGACCGGCACGCAAGCGTTCGTCCCACCATCCGCGTACAGCAACCTTGGCAGGTGAGCGCAGACCCGTATGGGCCGGAACATCGGCGCTTTCCTTGCTGTTGATGCTGAACCACAGCCAGTCCAGGCACCGCACGGTCAGATCCTGCTGAAGCTCGAGCATCTCGGCCGGGGTATCCAGTCGGCCGGCCCTCATATCCCAAGCCCTACGCGGTAGAAGTGCAGCATGTTTTCGGCCTTGGGGATTTTGCTGTAGGTGACGCCCACCACAGACTCCTCGCGGTTGGCGTAGAGCTCAGCCGCGATAATCAGGATGGCAAGGCGCACGCTGTTGGGCACGGAGACCGGTTCGCCTTCTTCATCCTCCCAGGGGATTGGGCGGTTGATGAACTGGCTGGCGGTGTCAACGGCGGCGCCCAGCTTCTCTTCGAGGTCGGCATCGTCCAGGTTGTGGCGAATGCGCAGGTGCCGCTTCAGGTCTTCGACGCCTGGCAGGCCGATCACTTCGGTAGTCATGGCTGGTCACCGTAGCGGCGGAAGGCGAAGCTGGTGATGCCTTCGCGGCCCAGTTCGGATTCCTTCTCGTTGACCTCGACGC